CTTTGCGAGAAATCCTGGTCTCTTCTCAGTCAGAACAACTCTCTCACCTTGGCCAATCGCAAATACTTTGTCCGAATTGTCATCGTCCACTTTATGAACTATGTAAGTGCCAAACAACACACATGACACCCAGTCAACAAACACCGCTTGAGCCTTCTTATGAATCGACATCTCATATGTATCGTGCTGAAGACCTAATACAGTATCTGTCGCCGACGTCCTATTCGAATGCGCAAGAAGAATTATACCCTTCCCAGCATCGCGAAAACCCTGAAATACAGAACGAAGTTTCAAAAACTCCGACTCAGCCTTCTCATACGCCCGACCATAACCTCCATGAGATTGAGCCATGGATCCAGCAGACTTTGGATCTTGCTGCAAAACCCAGCGATGCAGAAGTTTCTCAACCGAGTCCAGCGTATCAACAACCAACGTATCGAATTCAGACATGGAGCGAGTTAGAAATTGAACCTGATCAAGGAATTCAGGCCAACTCTCACAACGCTTTAACCTTGAAACATTTAGCTCGTCGTTTTCTTCTGCACCGATAAATATTGGTCTTGGTGATTTTGATGCCCACGTGCTTTTGCCTATACCGGGAAGCCCGTATAAAATAACATTGAAAGGTTTTTTAACCTTTCCTTTTATAATTTCCATTTATTTGCCCCAACCCTTTTAAATATTGACCTCAATGTTTATGTTTAGATTTTTGTTGTGTCAAAAGTTTTTACTTGCTGCAATTGCGTTATGTCAGATGAATATAAAAAAAGAATTAAAGCCGCCGTGCTTAGTCATTCGGCAAGACAATTGAAATCACTTAGTCCTAAGCGAAAAAATATGAAGCCAGAAAAATTAGTTGAAACAGAATGTTTGCTTTGGATGCGCTCCCAAGGATGGGACGTGTCCATTTATGAATCAAAAGCAACTTATAACCCAGCAGCTGGTCGTTACATCAGCTCATCAATGCGCGCTGGTACTGCAGACTGCATGGGCACCACAAATCAAGGCATAGCTGTATTTATTGAATTTAAGGCTAAAGGAAAATTAAGTACTTTTGGTAATTCGCGTAATTTCAGACAGCAAGAGTTTTTAATATCTAAAATTAACCATGGTGCGTTTTCATGCGTCGTGGATAGTGTCGATATTCTCAAAGCCTACTATATACAGTGGATGAAAATTAGAGATGAGAATACAGAAGCCGCTAAACAATTTCTTTTTATTAATTTACCAAAAATAAAAAACCCGGTTAGTTTTTTAGATTAACCGGGTCAACACAAGGTCTTATCTTCCAATATTTTTGTTGGAGCAAAAAGTCATCGGAGACAGGAGATTGAATAGTTACACACCGATTGTTAAAAAATCAATTCGTTAGTTGGAGCAGCAAAGACAGCTTCGAGGGGTAAACAAATTTACTAGGGGGACAGAATGAACGACTTATCGGCGTTTCTCGCCGCATTTGGTTGCGACCAAATTTATCCATTAGACGCAACTATATATAGATTTAACCGCAACGGTCATAAAACCGGCTGGTTTTGGGGAATTGAGGCATTTAAGCTTAATTCCGGTGAGCCATACAGGGTTGTTATTGTTGGCGATTGGAATGGCTCAGAGCGTGCAGAGTATCGGACGAATGCCGTATTAACTAAGGAGCAGAAAAAGGACGTTAATGAAAGACTTAGAGACGCAAAAACGAAAGCTGAAATCGAAAAGATCCAACTCCAAAATGAAGTTGCTGCAAAAGCGAATGTTGATTTTGAAGGATTTGGTAACACTCATTCAACGCCGTATTGCGATCGAAAACTCATTATCGGTCACTGCGGAACTAGAACTTTTGGGGACACTCTCATTGTTCCAACGCGCGATGTTGGCGGCAAGCTTTGGGGATACCAAAGAATTCTTGCAACAGGTGAAAAATATTTCCTTAGCGGTCAAAGAAAAAAAGGCTGCTTCCACGCTTTAGGACCTTTTGAGAGTGCAAGAATATATATGTGTGAGGGTTTCGCAACTGCGTCGAGCATCTTTCAAGCCACAGGATGTTTAACAATTTCAGCGTTTGACGCTGGAAATCTGCTCGAAGTCGGCAAAGAAATCCGAAAGAAATATCCGCAAGCGGAAATAATATTTGCGGCTGATAATGATCAATTTACAGAGAAAAACCCAGGTGTCACAGCTGCTTTCGGCGCTACAAAAGCTATAAAAGCCAAAATTGTTGTTCCAAAGTTTAAAGATCTTTCGACCAAACCCACTGATTTTAATGATCTTCATATTTTGGAAGGACTTGAAGAGGTGGCTCGCCAATTAGGACAGTTGGATACTAAAAACGATGAGTTACTGTCCTTAATTTCCGACGAATTGTATGATCCATACAAATTATTCTTCGATGATCACCTAAAAGGTGCCAAAAAAGACATCATCACCAAGGAATTCTTAAAATTCGACGGTGAATATTGGCAAAGCCCTCTCAACAACCTAGATGCAATAAAGTCTTACGCCGCAAGCCAAGGTCTAAACCCAAATAAAGTTCAAATGCATTTAGACCGCTATATTTTGGAAAAACCATATGAGCTCTTAATAGAGGTTCCAAAGTGGGATGGAAAAGATCGAATCAAGGAGCTTGCTCTATATATAAAGTTTAAAGACCGGGATTTTTCAGTATTCGAGGATGCATTTAAGGAATGGGGAGCTAACGTGTTCCGTCGTCTTTATGCAGAAAATATGCAAAACAGATGCATAATATTAAAAGGTAAACAAGGCCTTGGCAAAGACCGTCTGCTTAAAACTCTATTATCTGGCTTTAAGCATTATCATCAATCATTCAGCGTTGCTCGTGACCCAGTCGATTGTTGGGATCAAGTCACCGAGTCTTTAGTTTTACATATAGAGGAGTTTGATCAAACGGGTTCTATGCCAGTTGCAGTCTTAAAGGACATGATCACTAGGAATACGGCAAAATACAGATCCAAGTTCGCTAGAAAATCTCATACCCGTAAATGTGTTGCGTCATTTATTTGCTCAGTCAATATTGACGACATTTTACGTGATGAAACCGGGAATCGCAGATTCGCAGTTTTTGAGATTGAAGACATCGATTGGTCTTACCCAAAGGATTTTGGAACCCAAATAATAGCTCAATTTAAGGCTCTTTTTGACGCTGATTTCTGGGCAAAACCTTCAACTTGGGATGCTGTTTCAATGGGAAATGAAAAGTTTGAACAAGTCGATATTATTCCAGAGCTGCTTGAGATGTGGGACAGAGATGTCGGGCTTATTAGGGATAACAAAAGGAGCTATCCAATGGACATTTTGACGTTTGGCGACGTGAAAAGTGTAGTACCGGAGATTTCGAAGGTTTTTGGCATTGGAACCAAGAAAATTTTGGGAATTTTAAAAATGCATGGGCGCAGCAAAAAATCCAATAGTACGGTGCAGTATTTCTCAGATGCAATTAAAGAGACATTGGCAGTACCCAGTACTGATGACTATAGGAGTCGTACCGGAAAGAAAAATTGGCATAACTAGCTGTTTTTATTATTAAATAACCTCAAGTACCTTAAGTACCTATATTATAAGTAGATATATATATATAATAGATAAAGGGGGAAAAGGGGTATAGGAGTAATGGAATATAGCGGTAATGGAAAACTCCGTCCTGCGGTGCTTGCGGTACGAGCCCTTTATTCGGCCAACCGAATCGCTGTTTTTATAACATCCAAAATGCGCTCAGTTTCCCCGAGTTGCTCAAGCCTGGCTTGCGCCAGATGAAGGGCTTTCAAAAGCATAGGAGCCCCGTCGTGGAGTTTTTGACGCTGATCTGGCGTAGTGAGGTCTAAACCCGACGACAAGGGCACGTTGAGCTGTTTAAGAAGTTCCTCGAGATCTACCATTGTCATGGGCTCATTATAACATAGTGAGTCTAATCTTTGATGTGGAGAAAATGTCCATTTTTGGCGTCAATCTCGCATTGAATCGCTTGGCATATCTTAAATTTGTAGCCATCTCCGAAGGTTACTATTTTACCGCGCAGGCAGCGTTTTTTACAAACCATGCATCGAAATGAGTTTTTGGATTCTTTTGTAGTTTTCATTTGGTGCTATTTTGCCTTTCATGAAGCTCTTTTAAGTACGGAGATGACTTATTCGACATGTTTGTGAAGAGTATGTATCTGTCATAAGTTTTCAAACACCATTTCTTATATTCAATAACGTATCGTTCGAAATCTCTAAGCTCATCTGTCGACATAAGTCTTGGATCTGGGCTTAGCGTACCTTCGAATACTGGAGCGTTCATGACTCGCCTTCGGCTTTGGCGATCATTCTTTTGAGCCTGTTTATTTGTAATGTTAGAGTTGAATGAGCAAAAAATTGCTCTTCTTTGTTGATAGTTTCACTTACAGCCATTCCTTCTAGGAGCGCCAAGTAAGCTTTGGTCCATTCTAAAAGATCTGGAGCGGCAGCGATGAGAGTTTTATCTGCTTCGTTTCTAGGAATAATATTCGCTCCTAGCGGATCGAGTTGGCGAATATGTCCATTTGAATGAACTGTCCAGGGTCCCGGCGTGTGTTTCATTTGCCAATCACCGGGTGAACGGCTCGTTGTGAAACGGTTGCTCCACTATGGGTTTGGACTGTGCCGCAGGCGCTTAAAATTAAGGCAAATATTAAGATCATGATGATGTCGATCCAAGGGATAGTTTTCATAAAAACCTCCAATAAATACAGTCTAACACTATAACTATAGTTATGCAAGTATATTTATAGGCATTGTATCGAATATAGAAGAGATGAGCCGGCCAATCGCGACTTGGCTATGTATCTTAATGGTTCAACTCCATGGAGCGATTACCCACATTTTTAGATACGGATTATTGTCTTATCTGCGTGTCTCAAGGGACTGATACACTGCCATCGGTTTTGTGATGCGCTTAATCCGTCCACAGCTTCCACGCCTCGGCTCAATGAATGTGTAGTTCGTTACGCTACTAGGTGCCGATCTTGGTTATTTCAGCTTGTTGGGTTGCAACCAGTTTTAGCCAACTAAGCGATCCTCGGTTACTACCGACTGCCATTCCATTATGAGATTAATTACCACATTGTTGTTGGGCAATAATTTTGAGTTGGCCTATATAGCTTTGAATAGCTGCCCAAGTCGTCGGGCTAACTGTGACATAATTATCCATTTGGACAAATGGAACAAATACACTCGTTGGCGACGCACTCGCTGAAGCTACAACTGAAATCGGAACACAAACGGCGCCATTCGACGCAACTGAAACCACGCAAAAATTACCACTAGGTAACGGAGGAAGCGATGCGCATCCGCTAATTAGAAAAAGTATCGTCGCTAAGTTTGCGAGCAGCCATGGCTTTATCGGCATCGGTTTTTGCTCCTTGCAAGACGGAGGTGTCAGTTTGAGCCTGGGTGATCACTTGGTTTTCTTGCTGTTTGAGTTTAACAAATTGTGAGATAAAACCAGTCAAAGCAGAAAAGAGGGCAGATAAAAGATCAGCAAGTAAACTGGCTAGAAAACTCATAACTGACACCTCCAAAACAAATTAAAGTTTATTGATTTCCACTTTTGCAAATGCGTCAATCGCACCTGAAAGTGCAGTCAACAATGCTTTTAAATCTGGTGAGCTAACTCCACCAATAAGAGTATTGAGTTCAGCAATAGCTTGCGCCTCAAGGTTTAATGCTTCTGGTGCAAGTAGTGCTTCAAAAGGTTGCAAGTAAGCTAGTATTTGTGTGAGTGTCATAATAAGTCCCCCCTGGACCAATTTCACTCTATTGTAATTTGGTTTGTCAAAAGTGTAGATTAAAACTAGGCTTCGAATAGGATGCTTGAAGCTTTAACGACACTTGAAAAACAAGATCTGATCGTTTTTTGTGTCGTTGGATATATCATTATTCGTTTCATGTTTTCGCTAATCGATAATCAATATAGAGAAAAATCCAAAAAGGATGAGCATCAAGTGAGTGAAATGAAGCGAACTATCGATGAACTAAAAGAAACAGTCGCTGTACTAAAAGAAAATGTCTCACAGTTTAGAGATATCATTTCTGAAATCAGGCAAGATTTAAAATCGCTTCAAGGCATTGCTCAAAAAGTTCAAAGTTTAGAAGATGATTTGGATATTATTAGTAACCGAATTCAGCGGACTTCATAAGATGAAAGTTGAATGCGCTTACGATGAATTAATAGATACAGATCTATTGGTTCCGAACCCTAAGAATCCGAATAAGCATCCTGATAATCAAATAAAATTATTAGCTAAAATAATGAAACACCAGGGTTGGCGCTCGCCTATTGTCGTTTCAAATCGATCTGGTTTTATAATTAAAGGGCACGGCCGATTAGAGGCAGCGCGATTAAATGGTTGGTCTAAAGCTCCTGTTGATAAACAAGATTACGCATCTGAAGCATATGAATACGCGGATATGGTTGCCGATAATAAAATAGCTGAGCTGGCTTCGTCGGATATGAACATGATCATCGACGATGTTAAATTGCTTGGTGATGACTTTGACTTGGATTTGCTGGGTATTCCTGATTTTGAATTGCCGGAGCTAATTGAACCTCAGTGCGACGAAGACGAAGTCCCAGATCACGTCGAACCAAAATCAAAACTCGGCGACATTTATCAGCTAGGGCGACATCGATTGATGTGTGGGAATTCGACTTCGATTGATGCTGTTGAAAAGCTGATGGATGGCGAAAAATCATGCATCACATTCACGTCACCGCCATACAATTTAAAAGCGGAGTTATTAAATGGCTAGACCAAAGAAGGATATTGATCCAGATCAGGTTAAAAAACTTGCAGCTATCGATTGCTCATATTCAGAAATGGCATCTGTTTTAAATTGTGATGAAAAAACTCTTACAAACCGTTTCTCCCAAGTTATAAAAGAAGGTCGTGAGAGTGGATGCGCTTCACTTAAACGAAAACAGTTTGAAATTGCAATGAGCGGAAACGTCTCAATGCTAATATGGCTGGGCAAGATACGGCTTAAACAAAAAGACACTACTGAAGTTCAGAACTTTACTAATATTTCACTTGAACTACAAAATGAGTTTATAGAACTTGCTCGAGCTAGAAAATTATTAAAAGCAAAGAAAGATGAATGAGATCCAAGCAGGCATCGATGCAATCGCAGACTACGGTCGTGAATCTTTATTTTTCTTAGCTCACGACATCTTAAAAATGAAAGACGTAAATCAAGAAACTCACGGCAAAATGTTAGCTGCGTTAGAGTCTGGTTCAACTAGAAAACTAATCAACATGCCTCGTGGGACTTTGAAGTCTTCTATTGGTTGTGTGGCATATCCAATATGGCGATTGATCAACGATCCGAACGACAGAATACTTTTAGACTCGGAGCTGTATTCGAACAGCAAAACGTTCTTAAGAGAGATCAAGCTTCATATCAGCTCACCGCTATTGGTTAAGCTTTACGGTGAGTTCAAAGGTGAGACTTGGAATGAGTCTGAGATCATCATTAAGCAAAGAACAAAGCCATATAAAGAGGCATCGATAACAGTGTCTGGAATAGGTGCGACGAAGGTCGGGCAGCATTATCAAACTATTATTGGGGATGATTATTGTTCACCAAACAACCAGAACACTCCAGAGAATAGTGAAAAAGTTATTGCACATTACAGATATAACCAGTCAATATTGGAACCTGGTGGGACTTACGTTGTAATTGGAACACGCTATTCTGAAAGAGATATAATAGCTCACATCCTAGATAACGAAGTGAACATTCAGGGGGAATCTTAATGTCAGTATCTCAAGTCGACTCAAGAATCATAGGTGCTACACAATTTGCTCTTGGTCCTTTGGGAGCTAGCATATTCCCAACTGTTGTAAGAACGCCGACCGGATCTTGGGGAGGTCAGCTTAAAACTATTGGTGTTGGAATCAGCTCTTTAGTTTCGATTGGTCCTCAATCAGTCACTGGTATTTCAGTTGGCGGCGCTACAGGCGTTGGTGTTGGCGGTTATCCTCTTGGTGCCAGCGAAATTTTCAGTTGGAACGGTCCTGCTTGTTTTTATGTTTATTCGACTGGCTCATCTTCGACGATTGCTATGACATTTAACTTTACGAGCTTCGATACAAATCTTGCATGATAAAACTTGTTGAGACTGCGACGTTTCCAGATGGAACTTCTAAAGTTACCTCGAGGGACTTCTCGAGTCGTATTGCTTTAGAGAAAGTCTTTAAGAAAAATATCTTACCATTTAAAGTTCTTAAGGAATTAAGACTTCATGATGAGGCTAGGATCAAGATGCCTTGGTTACATCCAGAGACTAAAGAAACTCATGAAGTAAATATCATCATTAAGATTGAAGACATTAAAAAAGACAGCGAGGGGGATTCGTCATGTCAAAGCCAAAGCTCGGGAGCGGAAAACGCTTTGAAGAGTTAGCAAAAAAACTAGAGGCCAAAGGCAAGTCTGAGAAATCGGCTAAAGCTATTACTGCATCTGTTGGCAGAGCCAAGCTTGGAAGTGCAAGGTTTCAGAAGTTAGCGGCTCGTGGTCGTAAGGGCTAACTATTGCTTATAAATGGCGATTGTTTAGAAAAACTAAAGCTCATGGATGAGAACTCAGTTGACGCTGTGGTGACAGATCCGCCATACGGCTTAAGCTTTATGGGAAAAAAATGGGACTACGATGTTCCTTCAGTTGATATATGGAAAGAAGTTTTGCGCGTCCTAAAACCTGGCGGACATGTTTTATCATTTGGTGGCACTCGGACTTATCACCGTATGGTTGTTAACATGGAAGACGCCGGCTTCGAAATTCGAGATCAGATCCAGTGGCTTTATGGGAGTGGGTTCCCAAAATCTATGGATATTTCTAAGGCGATTGATAAAGCGGCGGGCGCAGTAAGAGAAAACGATTATAAGAGCACAACGGTTCGTAAGACAGCCAATAGCGGCTCTCATCGCGGGACGCACGTTTGCGATAACTGTGGAAAATTTTATGGTAGTGCGGCAGCGAATTGCCAGTGTCCAAAGTCTAAGCCAGCAACCGACGCCGCAAAACAATGGCAAGGCTGGGGCGCTGCTTTGAAGCCCGCTTGGGAAAGTATTTGTCTCGCACGCAAACCTCTCGAGGCGAAACTGACTATCGCGCAAAACGTCCAGAAGTGGGGCACTGGCGCGCTGAATATTGATGCGAGTCGGATTGGCTATGCCAACGAAAAAGATGCTAAAGAAGGTCGGTCTGCAAGGGCATCAACTTCTAAAGGTATGGAGTTTTTTTCAGAAGGCGAGCACGACCAATTCGACCGTTCAAATAGAGATGCCATTCAAGGCCGATGGCCCGCGAACATTATTCTCGACGAAGAAGCTGCAGCGTCGTTAGGGGAACCAAGTCGCTTTTTTTACGTGGCAAAAGCGTCGCGTAAAGAACGGTTTAGTTATCTGACTTGCAACTGTAAAACAGTTAAACCAAATGCATGGGTCTTAGAGGGGCAAAATCAAAAAGAACAGACGGCTTTCACGTCACTGCAAAAGGATATTTGCGAAAGAACGTTGGTCGGAAGCTCAAACTTGGCCATGTCATTGAATGGGAAAGAGTTAACGGACCAATTCCAAAAGGAATGCAAGTCCATCACCGAGATGGAGATCCCTCCAACAATCACATCGACAATCTCCAACTCGTTACTCCGACCGAACACAAGCGACTGCATTCAGGATGTGAACTTAGGGGAAGCGAATGGTTCAAGCCATGCCACCTTTGCCAAGAGCTTAAGCCAATCAATACAGACAACTGGTACATCTCAAGAGAAGGATGGCCACTGTATGGGCGTTGCCGTTCATGCCACATCGCTAGAGTTGTTAAGGAAAAGCGTGTGCGGCGATTGCGGAGAAAAGCTAAGCACTAGCGCCCATCCGACTCAAAAACCAATCAAACTCATGGAATACCTCATCAAGCTCATCACTCCACCAAACGGTATTGTTCTAGATCCGTTCATGGGTTCAGGATCAACCGGAGTTGCGGCTAAAAACTTAGGCTTTCAATTTATCGGCATTGAGTTGAATCAAGATTACTTCGAAATAGCGAATCGGAGAATCTCATGAACAAATGGGAAGTAGTCATTGAGAAAGCAATAAGAGCTGACGGCTCATTATTGTTCCCTCAAAAATTAAGTCATGAGTTTTTAGAAGAGCAGAAGAGATCCATGGGGTCTTATCTTTTTGCGAATCAGTATTTAAATGAAGTGATTCCGATTGAGCTACAAACTTTTAAAAAGAATTGGTTTAGATATTATGAAAGTTTACCTAAAAACAAAACAACCTTCGTCTTCATTGATCCTGCTTTATCTGAATCTGATACCTCAGATTATACGGGCGTCGTGGTTGTGCATCTGGATCACGATAAGAACTGGTATGTCGAATACGCTCGACGCCACAGAGTTCGACCGACTGAGCTCATCGATTTGGTTTTTAAACTCTACGACCAATTGGCACCTAACGTTATTGGAATTGAAGACGTGGCCTACCAAAAGGCGCTTTTATATTTCTTGGATGAGGAGATGCGAAGGCGTGGCAAGATTATGCCTATTAAGGGTATTACGCCGCCAAATAATAAGACTAAACAAATGCGCATACAAAGTCTCGTACCACGCCTCGAGTGGGGTCATCTATTTCTTGCGAGAGGACTTGTTGACCTCGAGCTTGAACTCTTGTCGTTCCCTCGAGGCAAGTACGATGACCTTATTGATGCGCTAGCTTCAATTGAATACATTCAGTACGCACCAGAAAAAGAACAACAATGGAAAACTCCACCGCATCCTGGTCATCCTGATTACGAGCGTTGGTACATCCAAAAGAAATTAGGGAGACTTAACCAATGAAAAAGCACGCGCCAGAACAATCCGATTTATCCAACGCAGAGATGATGGGTAATTTGCCAACGCTTCCATCTGCTGTTGATCCAGTAACTTTGATTCCGGTCAAAGAAGTAGAGAAGATCGTTGATGATGCTCATGAGTTTGAGGTTGAGCTTGCAAGAGCGAGAATGGAAAAGAAGTCAGTTACAATCTCAGATCGTCTCTGGGGATTTATTGTGAACAACCAGCAGACTCCATACTTGATGTACAAAGGTGTTCGGGTCTTTCGTCCAGGCACTAAAGAAATCATTGAAAAAGAAATGGCGATGAGTGCGGATGATTATCACAACTACATCACTCGAAAGCCTAAACAATAATGGATCTTGTTTGGTTATCCGTGGCTTTAGTCGGTCTTAATATATTTCAGGCATGGTTTTGGAGTCGTCAAAACCAGCGTCTTATTGACAAATTAATGTCTAAAAACTACGCTGAATATGTTCAGACGAATACTCTGGCCAAAGCTTACCCCAAAAGCCAAGAGCAAAAAAATCTAGAAGTGGAACCGGATGCAGTTCTAGATGAGCTAAATGGAATGTTGGGGACAAGCTTGTGAAATTATCTGATATCACTGAAAAGCTTTTCAAGCGTTCACAACAAGATGATAACGATCCAAACGCTGAGCTCCCACCTATTCAGCAAGCCAGTGATCAGTCTTTAGAAGAGCTTCAATTAGTTGAGCACGTTAAGAAAAAAATAGACATGGTTAGACAGACCAACTCTCGAATAGCGATCGAGGGAATTTATCTGACCAATGTTGCATATCTCATGGGTTTTGACGGTGTTTACTACGACTCGACTTATCGGATGTTTAAAAACATGGATCCGAAGAGAAAAGTCACTAGATCTCGTTTTAAAGTAAATAAAATATTAGCCACAGTTCAGAATCGTTTGGCTCGCTTAACTCAGTCAGCACCCATGTATGATGTTCGTCCTGAATCTAACTCTCAAGACGATAAAGATGCCGCTAAACTTGGTGTGCAGATTATTGAAGATGTTTTTGACAAACAAAAATTCACAGAGATCAGACAAAACTTAATCATGTCTACGATGCAAGGTGGGCACGCATATCTTCAGGTGACTTGGGATCCGACACTTGGAAAACCAATGGTTGATCCAGAAACTGGTGAGCCAGCTGGATATGAAGGTGACATTAGGATTGAAGTTTTAAATTGTTTGAATGTTTATCCGGATCCATTGGCTAAAAATATTGAGGAAGCTCAATACGTTATCAAGGCAAAGACAAGAAAACTCGAATATTTTAGAAATCATTATGAGCGTGGTAACGCAGTTAAAGAAGAGCAGACTTGGCTCATTTCTAATCTTTACGACATGAAAACTAATGCGTTAACAGCGGTTGGTATTACTGGAGCTCAAACTCAGGATCAAGCTAGAGACTCTGCAATAGAAATTGTTTACTACGAAAAAAGATCTGAAAAGCATCCAAGAGGTCGAATGTGTGTAATAGCCAGTGGGATCTTACTTGAAAACAAAGAGCTTCCTATTGGTCAGTTTGATATCATCAAGTTTGACGATATTATTATTGGCGATCGTTATAGTTCTGAAGCTGTCATTACGCACCTTAGACCGCTCCAAGATCAATACAATATTACAAGAACAAAAGTCGCAGATTGGATCCGTAAAACTTTAGGCGGCAAATATTTAATGGCTCGTGGATCTGAGCTTATTGAAGAGGCTTTGAATAATGATTCGGGTGAGATTTTAGAATATACGCCTGTTCCGAATGCTCCGCCTCCAACGGCATTAGCGGTGCCTCAAGTTCCGCCGTATGTTTACAAAGACCTTGATACGCAGAATTCAGAGTTTGATTTCATATCTGGGATTAACCAAGTCTCTCGCGGCGTTTTGCCGTCAGCATCTATTCCAGCAGCTGGAATTCAAATGCTTCAAGAACAAGATCAAACTCGCATGGGAGTTCAAACTTCTAGAAACGAAATTGGTTTTGCCAAAGTTGGTCAGTGCATTTTGAAGTATGCGCATAAAAATTATGTCATGCCTCGGATGCTTAAGATCGCTGGAGAAGGTCTTGAATATACTGTCAAAGAATTCGTTGGCGAAGATATTGGTGAGAATTTTGACGTTATCGTTGTACCTGGCTCTACTGCTCCGTCCAGTAAAGTCTTACGCAATCAAGACATCATGCAGGCTTGGCAATCAGGACTTCTCGGTAATCCAGCGGATGATAAAGTCAGAATGAAAGTTCTGAAGATGATGGAGTACGGGGATCGAGAAGAGATGTGGAAAGATCAGGCTTTAGATCAAGCTCAAGTTAAAAAAGCAATCGCTGCAATTGAGCAAGGTGACATGCCTCAACTCAACCAATTCGATAACCATGTTGTTCACCTTCAAGAGATGAATCAATACCGTAAACAAGATAAGTTTAATTTAATGACTCCAGAATCTCAAAAGATATTTATGTACGTAATGGAATGGCATCTTAACGCTTTAGCTGATTTGGCAAATCCAGCACTCGCACAACAGAAGATGCAGGCTGAAAATGCTTTGAAGATGGCTCCATTAGCGATGCAAAAAACACAACAAACAATAGATCAAATGCATCCTGGATCGCCGCAGAATGCAGGACAACCGCCACAGCAACCGCCTCAGCTAGACAGCCAAGGCGCTCCAGTAATGCAACAACCAGCTTAAAGAGGGAAAAAAATGAATCATTTAAAGGAAGCACTAAAAAAGAAATACGAAGAGGAAAAACAAAAGCGAGGTCCAGAGTCTGACGAAGCCAAAGGTTATGGCAAAGACGGAATTGCAGACAACATGAAAGAAGACGGAGCTCCTCAACCTAAAGACGCTCATGGAATTAAAGATGAGACTATGGGCGAGGATGAAGATCATGGTGATAAAGTCGCAGGTCTTGCTCCGGAAATTGGAGAGGATCCAGGCAAAGGTATCGAAGAGGCGCACATGCTTCGAGATGAAGAGGACACTCATCCTGGAAGCGATATTTCTCCGGATGAAATGAAAGATCATATTATGACGAAACAAGCTGATACCGAAGCTGCGCTAAAAGACGGCGACGCTCAAATGGTTTCAAAGCACGGTATTGCACCAAACTTTATGAAGCATATGAGTGGCAAACATGTTGGTCGTGGAGCAATGAGCCTTCATGAGAGAGCTGCTGGATCGATGAAAGAAAAAATGGCAGCAATTGAGAAACGTAAAAAAGGTTTTTAGTACTAAAATATAAATAACATTCATTTACCACATAACTAGTGGTCATGGAGTTTTAGAATGGATATGGATACCAGTTTGAACACTGCCGATTCCGGCAGTGATTCGCTTACCCAAGCTGATACAGATAACAGTTCAAGTGAATCGAACAATCGTGAATCTCAGTCTGATTTTCAGACTCAACAAGAGATTTACGAACTCGAGAAGCTTGGTAAATTTAAGTTTCAGGGCAAAGATCTTACCGTCGATGACTTGAAAAAGGGCTTTGCATTTCAACAGGATTATACGAAGAAATCGCAAAAGTTAGCTGAAGAAAGAAAGGCTTTTGAAGCTCAGCAAAAAACATTGGCTGAAGACCAAAAGTTTCAATCTAACTATGAGGCTGACTTGAAATGGGTTCTCGAAAATCCAAAAGAGATAGCGAGTAGAGCGCTCCTTTATATGAAAACGTATCCTGATAAATACCATGCGTATTTACAACAGGCGCTTTCAAATACTCAGAGCATTAATACTCAACAGCAAGGTCCGTCTTATGAACAGTTGCAGATGGAAAACAAGATTAACCGTTTGGAGAAGTTTTACAACGACCAAGAGATTGCTAAAAATACAAACGAGATCACTAAGCAGGTTGATGGCTTAAAAACCAAATACCCAAAAGCAATTCCAGAGCTAGTGATCGGAAGAGTCTATGAAGCATATAATCAAATGCTCGAGCAAGACCCTCAAGCGCGTTTACCTCAAGGTATTTGGGAGAAGACTTTCAAATCGGTTGATCAAGAAATTCGGCAACGATTCAAAGATGAATATTCAACGATGGTTAAAAAACAAACAGAAACGAACGCTAAATCGAAAGATGTCGCAACAGGCGGAAGTGCAGTTGGCAGAGCGCCTCACAAGTTTAAAAACTTGAGTGACGTGACTAAATTTGCGGCTGCCCAGCTTTCGAAGCGTTGATTTATTTTGGGGGAATTTTAAATGGCAAATTTATTTCAGGGCATAACCTCCGGGTTTGCCGAGCTTAAAAACTTTTATCAAGGTCCGATTATCGACGCTATTAATGAAGATGTGCCGATATATCGCGCTTGTGAAAAAGTAAAAGAAGGATGGAGCGGATTTCAAGTAGTTCGCGCAATCAGAACGGTTCGCAACCAAGGCGTTGGAGCGACTTCTGACGGCGGTGTATTACCGCAGATCAGCAGACAAGGTGTCGTGCAAGCCACGATATCTGCGAAATTTAATTATTTGAGATTCGGCCTAACTGGCCCAATGATCAAATCCTCGCAATCTGACATCGGAAGCTTTGTCAGATCAGCTGGATACGAGCTTGAGCAAGGTTATCTTGATCTTAAGACTGAGGTTTCTCGTCAGCTTTCTTGGACTGGTCGTGGTGATCTTGCAACGATGGCTTCAGCCGCGGTTGCTTCAACTTCACTTTCCATTCAAGGTCGCACGACTGCAGAGCCAGCATTAAAGTATCTCGATGTCGGATCTCAGTTCGATATTATCGATACTAACTTCAACATCATCCAAGCTGGTATTACAGTAGTTTCATTTACTGTAACAACTCCTGCATCTAACACGGCTACATTGGTAGTAAATCAACCTGTAACTGCGAGTGCAAATAACATCCTTATTCGCTCTGGTTCAAACCAAAACGAAATACAAGGTTTGTTTTATGCATTAGACGGTGGGACTACGACAGTTTACGGTGTAAACAGATCTACTGCGTTGGCTTATCAAGGTAACGTGACTGACGTATCGACTACTACAAATCCTATTTTGTCGATCGATGCTATGCAGACGCCTTACAATGAAGGCTTAAGACGCGGTAACGTAAACATGTACAACGCAAATTTTTGCGATTTTACAGGTCTTCGTTATTATCAAAAACTTCTCACTCCAGATAAACGCTATGCAAATACCGTTGAGGGTGATGGAACGTTCGGTAAAAAAGGTCAATTCTACATGGATTTCAATGGCGTTCCAATGGTGCCAGATAAAGACATGAGTTTGAAAATGGCATTCTTACCGGCTCAAGTTTTGAAAATGTATGAGCTTGCAGCTATGGAATTCGCGGACGAAACGGGATCGATGTACATCGCACAAACGGATGTGGATCAATTCGAAGTTCGTATTCGGCACTTTACAAACCTTTTCAATGAACAACCTGCAGCGTGCGGAGTTCTTCAAGGCTTTGTTAGTCCGTAATTATTTTTGGGGGATTTTTAAAGTGGGACGCGCAGCTCAATTAACCGAACATCTAAAAAATTACGATCGTGAACTATACTGCGAAAAAAACAGTATGGGTAAGCTCTGCGTTTTTCGCAACAGCAAGCGATGGGAGCTTTTTGATTTAGGGGAGCAATCTCTTTGGGTTGCTCGTTCTGCGCCTTATTTAATATTTACTCTCACCCACGATTGGTCACCTCACGGTGAGGCTGTCGACTGGGGTTACATGCCTATCATCCAACGAATCCAACAGATGGATAATTGGAATAGAAGTGTTGTTGAAGATGTAATTGATCAACATGAAAAGCATGAAGCATCCAGAAATAGGGACGTAAAAAATAAAATAGAGGCTGGGGTTGCAGAAATGTACCCACACTTTAAGAAAACTTTCTCCGATATAAGAACGGCTAACATGTCTAAAAAAGAAAAAAGGAGAGAAAAATGCCTATAATTAATAGAGATTTAGATGCATCACAAAAACGTCAATTTATAAATTGGGATCAGGCTCCGTTCACAACTGGAACTACAGCAATCATGGGAACAATGCCTAGCGCATGTTCTGTGGATGCAATCCAGATCACAGCAAATGGTTTATCCGGAACTCCAGTTTATACATTATCGGTTCAAAGATTTATTGTCGGCACTGGTTATACTAATTTTGTACTTGGCACTTCGTTTTCTCCAGTTGAGTTCGGAACATCTGGAGTTCTAAGTGTAACGTTCGGATTTAGTCTACCAGTTATTGGCAGCACGCTAACTACACTTCAGCAAAACGATATGCTGGTTATTGTATCTGGCGGATCCAATGCTGCGGTTAAAGCTTTGAATGTAAATATAGTAATTCGTCCTTTAGTGGACATTCAAAAATTCTTCGGAATTGTATAAAGGAGATTTAAAATGGCTATCACAAATCGAGCTCTAGATACTTCTGAGCAAAAAAAACAACTGAATGTATTTGCTGGAGCACTTGCAACTGGTGTGACTGGAATCGCTGCTCACATTATGTATCCATGTACTCTTAATGCTGTACAAGTTGCAGCTTTTGGAACTTCTGGATCTCCAACAATCGGATTGATTGTAAACAGATTCATTATAGGTACTGGTTCAACAGCTTTTGCACTTGGAACTTCGCAGGCACTTGTGGCTTACGGAACTTCTGGTGTTCTTGGTGTAACCAGTCAATCTGGTGCAATCTCTGGAGGTTACTCGTTAACTGTTGGAGGGACTTTGCTTAATTTATTGCCTAACGATGTTCTTATGTACATCACGGCAGGAGCAAATTCGGCAGTTACAGGACTTTCTGTTGCTATGGTTGTAACGCCGATTCAAGACGTTAAAACTGAGCTTGCAGGTATCGCTTAAATAATTTGCCGAGAGGGAAACTTCTCGGCTTTTTCTCGGGGGAGATAAATGTTTAAGCCAACGTTTGGCGCTATTTCTTTAACTAATCCAACTGTGCAAAGGTTCACATCAGGCAGCGGGACTTATACGACTCCCGCAAATGTACTCTACATAATTGTTAATTGTATTGGCGGCGGTGGTGGCGGAGCTGGAACTTCAACTGGTGCTCTAAATAACGGCGGAAGCGGCGGAGCTGGAAACGCTACGACTTTTAACGGCACCAATATTTCTGCTGGTGGTGGTGGTGGTGCCGGAACTTATTCTGGTGGCTCTGGTGGGACTGCAGCTTCGAGTGTCGGAACAACTTTAGTATTAGTAAATGGTGGAGCTGGAGAATCTAGCACGATTACGACTGCGGCGACTGTATCAACAGGATCTGGAAATGGTGGATCATCTTCTATTGGTGGAGCTGGCGCAGGCCAACCCTCTGGTGGAGGTACAGGTGGAGCTGGAGCTGCAAATTCAGGTTGTGGTGGCGGCGGCGGCGGAACTCCCTCAGCTGGAGCCGGTGGCGGTGGTGGCGGATCAGGCGCGACCTGTAGAATTTTAATTAATACACCTTCAGCAAGTTACACTTATGCAGTTGGAGCATCAGCTAGCGGTGGAACAGCTGGAGGCGGCGGTCAGATAGGCGGCGCCGGAGCGGCCGGTGTTTTATGGGTAGAGGAATATTATCAATGATGACCTTAGAGCCAACGGAAGTTGTTTTAACTTATGAAGATGGATCAACTTGGTTTGTAGCATTTAATTGCATGAAAGACGCCGAATATTGGATCAACGAAGAGAAGACTAGGCCTTACTGGAAAGAAACAACAAAAATAACAATCACGCAAAAACCAAATAAACAGGAATAACCAATGGCAAAAACATATTACGTTTCATGGCCATCAACAGCTAGCGGAGATCCAAGAGGTAATTTTGGGTTGACTCCAACATTTTTAATATTCAACCAAAACGGTACACCTGTGTCGGCTCCTGGAATATCTAATGTTGTCGGTGCCACTGGCATTTATTCATTTATCTGGGGAACCACAACACCGATTTGTTTTTTAATAGACGGATTTACAACGGGTCTTGGTTCAGTTCGATATATCCCTGGCTCGATTGATCCAGCAGATTCCATAAACGAAATTGGATCTACGATAGTGGCTCTTGGAACCACGTCTGTAGCAATAGGGACTTCTGGTATTGCGTTAGGAACAAGCGCTGTTGCTCTTGGAATAACAGCTGTTGCTTTAGGTCAAACGAACGTTGCAATAGGAACTTCGATTGCTGCAATAGGTACATCTATTCTAGCAATTGGGACTTCAAATTACGCTTTGGGAATTACTATTTTATCAGAATTGACAGGCTCAAGTTCTTTAGGCGCATTGATCGGAACAGTCGGATCTACATTCGGCGGTCAATTAACAGATCCGATTGATTTGTTTGGATACCTGAAGCGCGTTCAAGAAAACCTTGAAGGCGATAATTATTATTCAAAAGCAGCTGGTTTATTACAGATTTATAACCGAGGGTCTTCGACGCTCCTTCGAGATAAAAATATAGCAAATGGCGTCTCACAAGTAACTAAAACAGGTTTATAGGAGTGCAGCAATGAGCTTACCCACATTGTCACTCGCGGTAATAGCGAGGGATGAAGAAAAAAACATTAATAGATTTCTAGACTCAGTCGAAGGATGCTTTGACGAAATAATATTTTGCGATACAGGATCAAAAGATAAAACAAAAGAAATAGCGGTCGAAAGAGGATGTAAACTAGTCGAGTTTGAATGGTGTAATGATTTTGCGAAGGCAAGAAATTACGCATTTTCTCATGCAACATCTGATTTTATCATGTGGATGGATCTTGATGACGTTTTGTTTCAAAGAGATAATTTCATGGAGTGGAAAAAATCTGCAATGGAGCATGCAGACCTTTGGTTCAACACATACCATTACACAGTTGATAAAGATCAAAATCCTATAGTGTCGTTCATGAGAGAAAGGGTTGTTAAAAGAGATCTTAATCCAAAATGGAAATATGCTCTTCATGAAGGTTTGGATCTTAAGAAAGAATGGAAGCCAGACTTTGCAGTCTCCTGGGCTGTTAAACATTTAAGAGACGGCGAAGATTTATTAAAAGATAGGTCTCGTAACATTAATATTTTAGAGGGTCTTAGAGAAAAAGGCGAACTCGACGCGAGACTTCAATTCTATTACGGCAAAGAACTATTCGAAAACCAAAAGCAAGATCAGGCTATCGTTGAATTTGAAAATGTAATTAAAAGAGCAGATCTTGAAATGCACGACCGAATGCTAGCTCATCAATATGGATGTTATTCGGCTCAATACCTAGGCGATTTGATTAAAGATGACATGAAAGAGCAAAAGCATCGCTGGTATGATCGAGCTATTGAGTTCGCTTTAGCTGGATTAAAACTCGATACTAATAGGGCTGAATTTTACGTTGGTGCCGGAGATTCATTTCTAAAAAAGGGCGACTTAAAATCAGCGCTACCTTTATATTCTGCGGCTAAAAATTGCATCAACATGAATGAAGGATCTCCTTATACAGGAGCTATTTTTAATTTCAGAGATTGCTATGGATTAATGCCTTCAATTCAGATGTCTAAAATTTTAGTTCATTTTGGTAAAATGGATGAAGCTGAGCGGGAAGCTAAAGAATGTTTTGATAAATATAAACACCCAGAGGCTTTAACTATTTTAAATGAAATAATTAGAATGAAGCCTTTAGTTACATTAGAGAATGGTCAGACTGACAATGAAGACATTGTTATTACCTGTCCACCGAATCAGGCTTATCCGTTCGACGAAGAGCTTTATAAATCAAAAGGCATGGGCGGATCTGAGACGGCATTAATTGAAATGGCTAGGCATTTAAAAACAAAAACTGGTCGTAACGTTTTAGTATTCAACGCTCGAACTGAAGATATGGTTGCTGAATCAGGAGTTGTTTATAAATCAAACGCTAAGGTGAATGAATATTTCTATGCTCACAGACCAAAAGTTCATATCGCTTGGAGGCATAATATTCAGCTTACAAAAGGTAAGACATATTTGTGGTGCCATGATCTTGTAACCGGAACCGTTGAGATCCGGCACAACTTCGATAAAATGTTATGTTTATCTGAATTTCATAAATCTTACGTGACGGGGAAACAAGGTGTACCTGGAGAAAAAATTATTGTTACTCGCAATGGTATTCCTTCGCGTAAGTTTGACTTTGTTGGCAAAGAGAAAAATCCGAACAAACTGGTTTGGATGTCTTCGCCTGACCGTGGACTTGATCGCGCTATGTTGGTCTGTGATATTGTTAGAAGGCAATTCCCTGACATAGAGCTTCATGTTTACTATGGTCTAGAAAATCTAGAAAAGTATGGAATGAAAGACCTCGCTGATAGACTCAACGTTATGATGAGTGAGCGTCCATATGTTAAATATCATGGATTCACTGAGCAAAATAAAATGTATCAAGAAGTATCTGATGCAGTTATCTGGATTCATCCATGCAACTTCATTGAAACTTTTTGTATCACGGCACTTGAAATGGAAGCCTTAAAAATATTTCCAGTCACCAGAAGGCTTGGAGCTTTGGCAAATACATTATCTGAGTTCGAACAAAAAGGTCAGGCTGTAATGCTTGATCACGACTGTGTAACTCCAGAGCAAATTGAGGCTTATGCAAATGAAGTAAAAGCCGCTTTGGTTGATAAAAAATGGGAAAGACTAAATAATTTTAATTTTGAACACCATGACTGGGCATCAGTTGCCGATGATTGGATCAAATTCATGGAGCTTTAATGGGTTTAGATATCCGGGATCCAAATGATGTATTTTCATATGGAATGGCGATAGCCGATTTCGGAATCTGTCAGGTTGAAGCTGTTAATGGGTTTGGTCTTTGTACGCGTGGGTTTTTATGGCAAGCCCACGCTATATGGGCGAGTGTTGACGGAATAGGTATCTCGACGTCATGGAGTTTAGAAGTGAGTGCGGCATTCGGTGAAGTGCCGCCGCAATTGACTTGGCCATAGGGGGATTAAAATGACGAGGAGTCAGCTATCGACTTTGGTGTTGTCTTGGCTGGATGACGAAAAGCAAGGTTACTTCAATTCAAACGACATAAATACTTGGCTTAATTTAGCTCAACGACAAGTTCAATTTGAACTTTTAGGAGCTGGTCAAAATTGGTATCAAATAAGAGCTGTAACTCAAACGATAGGGTCTCAAGCTGATTATTTAGTGCCTCCTGATTTTATTTTTCTTCACAGATTTGAGATCATTATATCCGGCTATGGAGTACCTGGTTCAGAGAATAGAATTGCTTTGATTCCAATGACTGTAAACCAACAGGATTTAGTTCCAAGTGTTTTGGGTATTCCAGAAAATTATATTCTTTTAAAAGATAGGTTTTCTTTATTTCCGACTCCGCAGCAAAATTATTATTTGAGACTTTATTATTCCCCAAAGCTCGTTGATTTACAGAACGATACTGATACTCCCGACGTCCCAGAGCAATTCATGGAGTATATAGCAATTGTCGCTGCCTTTAATGGATTCATTAAAGATGATCGGGCTCCAGAGAATTTAGTTTCTAAGAAAATGGAATATTTAAATTTACTCAAGAAAATGACTGCGCAACGTAAACAAGATCAATCTCGAAGAATTATTGAGACGAGCTCGTATGATTATGGAAGTTATTATTAATGTCTAATCCGAAGTTTAAAAACGAAGCGTATACAAATTTTGGTGGGATTAACACTAAGTACTCACCTTATTTGACTCAACCGATGGAGTTTTTAAGCATACAGAATTTTGATTTCCAAACGATTGGTGCTTTAACCCAAAGATGGGGATCAACTCAATATATAGGTCAAACATTTGCCGGATCCATTAATGCATTACAAGAGATTTCATATTTGAATGGCAATAGTGGAATCATGATTGGCGTGACTGGTGGGATTTGGTTCGGATCCACTCAAACACAAATGACTGGTTTAAGTTTTACGGTTAATGGAACCACGCAAGTTAATGGCGTTATTGGTTTTGCTATAGCTGGTGGATGGGATATTGGGGGATTCAATTCTAAGGGTGAAGCTGGAATTTATATTCCAAATGCATCCAACACACAGTTACTTCCGATTGGAGCGACAGTTTATCAAGATCCATTTTTATTAGTGGACGACACGGTTAGCGTTAAAGTGATGAACAATTATGCGTTCATGGCGGATGGAAATAAATTTTGCAAGTTCGATGGCGTGACGACCACTATGGTTTCCTTGCCACAAGTGAGCAGAGTTTTGCCTCCTGGAAGTGGAGCTTTTCCAACCGGAGTATCGATTGCATATACGAACGCTTTTACACAAGGTTGGCCTGCGGTCGGAGTTAGCGGAATATTTTATTGTTATTTTACATATGTAAACAATAGAGGATTCGAAGGGCCATTGACTCCGATGGCTTTAATCAATTCAAATTTTGATGGATCAACCATAATGAATGGAGGTTCATTTCTTCAATATGCAATTAATGTTGCAACCCCTCTTCAGTACGGAATATCAGCGATCAATCAATATATTTATTGGGTTCCAGGAGTTGCAGCTGGAGCAAATATAGGTTCCGGAACTGCAAACAGTATTGGTGCCACGATTTCTCCATATATATTTGATCCAGTTTATTTAAATACAACTCCAGCGAGCGGATCAACAACGACGTGGGTAAATACGGGGACGGGTTTTTTTGGAAATGGATATGCTTCGGTTCAATCTAATGTTGGGACGTTTTATAATAATTTAAATTACACTCCGGTGAATGCAACTTTCACTGGTCTTATAACTGAATATCAAAATAATAACGCTCAATTAGTACCAACTGAATATGATCTGAATAATAACTTTCCTAGATTTTTAGAAGTTTATCAAAATAGGTTGTTTTCAGCTGGATATTCTTTAGCACCGTCTTTGGTTTGGTTTTCTGATTCAACGGAGCCGGAAGGATATAACCCAACATTTAATTTTGAAACGAGAACGAACGATTCTGATTACATCACTTGTCTTCAAGCTTACTCGCAAGGCCTTTATATTTTTAAAAAGAACTCGTTTCATTTATTAAGCGGTGACAATCCAAACAATTTCTTTTTACAAGAAGTCTCGCCGATTTTTGGATGTGTAAACAACAGATGCGCAGTTCTTCACGATAATATGATGGTTTTTTTGGATCGCAAGGGAATCATAGAATTTAACGGATCCAGTATGAACGTTCTTTCATTAAAGGTTCAAAACTTTTTTGATCGAATGAATTATACAGCGGCTTTAACTACTGCGTGCATGTCTCATGATAAATTAAGAAATCAATTACTGATATCAATTCCAATTGATGGATCAACGACTAATAATTTACTTCTAGTTTACGATTATGCAGTCACAGCTTGGACGACTTATACCGGAATTCAAGCGACAGTTTTCGCTCAAATGCAAGGGGTTAACAACACTCGTTATCCATTTTATGGAGATTATTTAGGGCGAGTGAATCAGTTTAGTCCAACGATGATTGCTGATAACGGAGTTGGCCCGACGCTTTATTTTAAATCCAAGTTTATGCATGATCTTGGCAACTCAGTGACTAAACAATTTCGCAGACTCTATATGGATAATACAGTTCAATCGTCAACTTATTTGGTCTCGGTTAATTTTTATCAAGACTATGGTCCGAGTATCGTTGTCGCATCGACGATGAATATTGGAGTTTTTCAAGATCGAATTGATTTTGGAATTGCGGCAAAAGCTGTTGCTTTTGAGATTTATGCTCAAGGCGCATCATCACCTTTAAACATCTATGGGTATACCATGGAAGAACGAATGCAGAGGAATGTATGAGTAATTCGGTTGTTCCACAGCATAATCTCACGAACGTTACTGATCAGAATGATTTTAACAATAAAGCGGCTCAAGTGATCACTGGGATGCAAAAGCAGATGAACGGCAATATGACATTTGCTAACTTAAATACTCAAACAGTTACAGTTGTTTTCAGATTTGCCAATATCCCGCAGCTTGTAAGTCATAATTTAAATAAGACCGGCGTTAAATTCATGATCATGGATAAAGGCGCTAGTTGTGATGTTTATCATCCGTCAAATTTAGATACGAACTCAAAAATAAATCTTGGATGTACTGTAGCCACGACGGTTACATTATTATTGTCTTAAGAGGGTTTAATGGCATCTTTGTATTCGCAATATAATTCTGAATGTCGAAATAAACAGACTATCGAAAATGATAATGGTTTTTTGGTTTATTCAATAGATCACGGAATTCTCTACATCGAAGATTATTTCGTAACTCCCGAGCACAGAGGAACTGGTTTGTTAGAAGATATGGCATCTTTTGCAATTGAGATTGGCAAATCAAAAGGTTGTAAACAACTACTGGGAAGCGTTGATATTCAAACCAAAGATTCAACTGTGTGTGTTGAGAAACTTATTAAGTATGGAATGAAAATATATTCTCTAAAAGGGAACGTGATTTATTTCATGAAGGATATTTGACATGGGATCTGCAATAAGCGGCATTTCAAATGCAATACTAAGTCCTCTTGTTGGAAGCGGACCTCAATCTCCAGCGCCTCCACAAACTCCAGCGGCATTAACTCAGATGCAGCAACAGCAAGCGGCTTATGCAACTCAGTTCAACCAGAATTTACCGCAACTTCAACAACAGACGGCATCACAACTTGGTCAAC